CGGACACCCTTGCATTGCCGAACACCCTTGCATCGCCGGACACCCTTGCATTGCCGAACACCTCTGCATTGCCGAACACCCATGCATCGCCGGACTGGTTTACATTTTCTTCTTTTTCTACCCATCCGCCAGTTTCTCCAGTTTTTACAACTCCAAATGAAACGAGCGCCTTGATTCGGAAAAGTTTCTTTCCGAAAATGTTAATTTTGGTTTCTGATGTTAATTCAAATTTCTTCATTTTCTTCCTCCTCTTTAATTACTGTGAAGTTGCAGTTTCTTTCTTATCTGATTCTTGCTCCAGATTATTCTAAGAAAAAACTTTCCGTCTTCTTCTCGAATAATGTCTTGCCATTCAGATTAGCTCGAATCTCATATTTATGATCTTGATATTGACTCTCTTGAAGAATCTGGGCTAAAATGTCGTTTGGAGTAACCAATTGACATGTAAAAGTAGCTTGCGGACATTGAAGTTGTGACTCAATATCTGATATTCTCTTTTCAAGAGAACGGATCTTTTTCCTGGTTGATTTTTTCACGCCTTTCTCCTTTCTGCTGATAAATTTTCGTGTTATACTCTCCTTTGGAAAGGAGGTGCAAGAATGACTGATAATGAAAAACGCGCACATGATTTAGCCATTGCAGTTTGCATTGATGCTTGCCATTTAAAACGTCAATCTCAAGTTGATGCTGGCAAAACTCATGTAACCGTCGATTATTTCGAAGAATACATAAATGCTTATGAATCCGCATTAGAAGCATTCAACGAAAAATATCCATCTGGAAAATAGGTTTTTTATTAATCAAACATGTTAAGGAAATAGGTTTCTTTGATGTTCGCACCATCTTAGAAGCCTTTTTCTTTTTCTTCTTTTTGCTCATAAACTTTGCTCCTTTCTATTCCGGTAACTTTGGTTCAAGAAACTTATCTGTTCCAACTATAGACTTTATTTCTCAATAATCCAATTTAATTGGATTTATCAGGCACACAAATAAAGTCAATAGGAATACCGGAAAGTTCACTCATTTTTCTAAGCTGTGATAAAGTAGGCTCAGTATTTCCTTTTTCCCAATTAATAACTGTATTATTGGAAACTCCAAACTTTTCAGCCCATTCTTTCTGATTACATCGTGCATTTACACGAACTGCTTCTAAACAAATCTGTGGCATTTGTTTGCCTCCTTTCTTAATTTCTGAACTCATTATAATCCAATAGCTTTGGATTGTCAACACCAAAATCCAAAAATATTGGATTTACTATTGAATTTTTTTTGAATATGGTGTACAATGCAAAATGTAAGGAGGAAAGAACAATGACAAACGAAGAGCAGAAAAGAATCTTTTCAAAAAATCTAAGCCGATATGTTGCCGAGAGTGGCAAGCAGCAAAAGGAAATTGCCGAAGCTATCGGAGTTAATCCAACTACTTTTAATATGTGGTATACTGGAAAGGCAATTCCCGGAACTGGAAAATTAGGTACCTTGGCAAAATATTTTAGAATCGGTCTTTCAGATTTAGTGGATGAAAAGCAAGACAAAGAAATTGATGCAGAATATGCAGATGTTTCAATGAAAATCGGGCTGACAGATAAACGATTCATGAAAATAATTCTTGAATACGATAAACTGTCGCCCGATAAAAAAGATTTGTTATGTGATTTTTTCGAGAAGTTTATTTTCTAAGCAACAGGGCGGGAGTCATCTTCCTGCCCTTTCTTCTTTATATCCTCTTTTTACGAACCAATAAATAAGATTTAATATCTTTTCACTATGTATATTTTCTATCATTTCAATAATTTCCTTTTTGTAATCCATATTATACCTCCTACCGCACAAAAACATTTACTCTCTTTTACATTGCATTATCTTTGGTACGATAAAGTAGCATCGGCAGACAAATCCCTCCTTGCTAACTGCCAGTGATAAACCAGAATGTGCGTAATCGCAAAGAAAATATTCGCACTATCGAATATAAAATGCGTTTTACGTGGAATTATACGGTATAGCAGCACAAAAATAATCTGTATCTGGTTAGGAACGCTCCTTCTGACTGTAGAATGTCTGCTAGATTGCCGGACAAGGCTGACCGTAGAATTTTTACATGAGAGATTGCGTGTCCGACTCGGAACATGAACTATGTAACTGATTATTAATATTATTCCGACAAAAATTATAACTTTTTTGGCTAATTTCAAAATACCGCCTCTTTTTTTAGACAAAAACAACTTTACATGATGTATATAATAGCACATTTTTACACTGTTTTAAATAAATCCGACAAATTTCGAAACAAAAATTTTAACAAAAATATTCTAAATCATTACAATATGTGCTAGAATCAACTCAAAAGTATAAGGAGGAACTGTAGTATGAGTACAGAGAAAACTAAGAAATGCAAGTATTGCAAAACAGAGATTCCGGCGGACGCTAAAGTATGCCCGCAGTGCCGAAAGAAATTAAAAGGTGGAAAGCTCAAATGGGTTGTGCTGATAATCCTTGTCGGAGCGATCATCGGAGCTGTAGCGGGTGAAAGTGATTCGGAATCAGGTAAAAGTGCAACAACGGCTACTTCTTCAGAAAAGAAAGAAGCTGCACCGATCGAGTATACCACTGTTTCCGTTAATGATATGATGGCAGATCTTGATAACAATGCCATGGGAGCATCTGATAAATACAAAGATAAATATCTTGAGATTACTGGAAAACTTACAAACATTGACGCTTCTGGAAAGTATATTAACTTGATGGCTGATGGAGACTTTGAGATTATCGGAGTTCAATGCTACATAAAAAATGATGAACAAAAAACAAAAGTAGCTTCCATGACCAAAGGAGAGACAGTTACTTTAAAAGGGAAATGTACAGATGTTGGAGAAGTCTTTGGATATTCTCTTGATATTGATGAAATAGAATAAATAATAAAAAAGCCGGCTCCTGCGACCAACAGGAACCGGTTTAATAAATAAGATAATCTCGGAGAAAATCTTACCTACACTATGATTATATCATCTCCTGGATTATCGCACAAGTTAAAAAAAGGAGAATGATAAAATGAATGAATCAGTATGCATCTATCTAAGGAAATCCAGAGCTGATCGGGAAGCTGAAGCGCATGGAGAGGGTGAAACCCTCGCCAGACATGAACGGATCCTGTTAGATCTCGCAAAGAAAAAAGAGTACATCGTGGGCGCTATTTACCGCGAAGTGGTATCGGGAGAAACTATCGCCGACCGTCCTGTCATGCAGCAGCTTCTTCACGAGGTAGAATCCGGGCTGTGGGATGGAGTTCTGGTTGTGGAAATAGAACGTCTTGCCAGAGGTGACACCATCGACCAGGGTGTTGTATCAAGAGCTTTTCAATACTCTGACACGAAGATTATTACTCCAACAAAAATATACGATCCGAACAATGAATTTGATGAAGAGTATTTTGAGTTTGGACTATTTATGAGCCGAAGAGAATATAAAACCATCAAGCGCCGACTGAACGCCGGAAGGATCTCATCGGTCAAGGAAGGGAAATACTGTGGTAACAAACCACCTTACGGATACGAAAGAGTTAAGCTCGAAAAAGAAAAAGGCTATACTCTCCGACCTGTTCCGACTCAAGCTGAGATTGTAAAAATGATCTACACCTGGTATGCCGGTGATGGCTGCGAACAAATTGGAGTTGCGAAGATTGCACGGAAATTAAATGAAATGGGAATAGAATCTGCACTATGCGGCGACTGGACTCCTGCCAGTATACAGGGAATTCTGACAAATCCGGTATACATCGGGAAAATCCGATGGAATGGGAGAAAAACAGTGAAGACTATACAGAATGGTCAAGTAATTAAGACACGCCCACGATCAAAAGATACTCTTATATGCGAGGGATTGCATCCAGCTATTATATCGGAGGACCTGTTTAACTCCGTACAGGAAATACGAAAAAAGAACCCACCTCGCCCAGTTAGTATAGCAAACTCGATTCGTAATCCACTTGCCGGAATTGTCTATTGCAGCAAATGTGGTCGCGCCATGGTTCGCCGCCCTTATCAAAAGCGCAGGCAGGAAGATACCCTCATGTGTCCATATACGTCTTGCCCCACAGTAAGTAGCAAGTTGTCTCTGGTTGAAAAAGCTGTGATTGATGGAATTAAAGAGATCGTGGAGGAATATAAGTTAAACAATGATATTAATGCATCTTCAAAGGATATTGATTGCGTAATAACCTCTAAACAAAATCTCATACATGAGAAAGAAAACGAGCTGGAAAGCTTAAACGCCCAAAAAGCAAAACAATATGACCTACTCGAACAGGGTATCTATACCACTGAGGTTTTCCTTGAACGTGCCAAAACAATATCCGCATCTATCCAGTCTTGCTCCGATACTATAGAAAAATTAAAAGAAGAAATTAAACACGATCAGAACATTATAAAGCAACAATCAGATTTTATTCCTCGTTGCGAAGAGCTACTCGATAACTATTGGAGCCTTGACACGGAATCGAAGAATAAAATGCTTAAGAGTTTGATTGAAAAGGTTGCCTACTCAAAAGATACTAAAAACGCTTATGGGAAAGGCAACGAGATTGGTTTCCAGCTAGACATTTTCCCAAAAATCCAGAAGAATAATTAATGATATCTTCTATGTGCTGACGAATTGGCTCATTGATGTTATCAGTAATTAAAAAAAAGAAATTCCCGGGGCTAATTCCCCGGGATATTTTTACTGCTTCTTAATATATTTTGCAGATGCAAAGCCATAATACTTTCCTGCAATACGGATATAATACCACTTACTACCGTTTTTATCTTTCTGGGTAAAATTCATTACTTCCACTTCATTTCCCTGGTTGAGCTTTGGGTATTTTTTGATGTTCGGGTACTCAGTTCCAGCCCAAGTACGCACATTAAGCACAGTGGCAGTTACATTTCCCTTGAAAAGCACCTGTGTCTTATCCTGTTTTCCTGTAATGGCAGCGGATGTGGATCCACCCTCCTTTTCCAGATATCCAGTCCAGATCCAACCAATACCAATTCCGGAAACTTTAACGTGTGTCCATTTTCCACTTACTTTTCCATCAATATCAACAACAGTATCTTTATCAATAGAACCCATTACATATCCATTCGGTGTCTCACGGACGTATAAATCGTTCACAGTCGCTATTCTAGTTCCTGTCTTTTTCCATGTGGCAGTATCTTCATAGGATTCCCAATCAATCCAAACATATCCGTCGATTGCTGGATCGTTGATGGAATAGGACTTATTGCGAACCGCTCCGCCATTTGCCACCACGCCAGCTACACTAGAAGTATTTCCCTCGTTGGTATTAATTTTGGAGCTGGTTAAGCTCTGTACATCTCCAATGTGGGAGCCATTTCGGAAAATCGGAAGCGCACCAAGTTTCGGAGCGGTATGCCATGTGCCCTGTTTTTTTGACCAGTTTTTTACGCTCTGACAGTTATAAAAACCACCGCCCATAATTTTGAGTGCATTTGTGATTCCAATTACTTTCACCAGCTTCCAGAACTGATACTCTGCACACCACGCTTGTCCCTGGCATCCTGGTTGTCCCCAACTATTTACATCTCTTGCAAATTTTGTGTAATTGTTGTATCCTGCATTCTTTTTAAAATCATCCAGATAGGCATTACTTTTCTTTTCAAGGTACCCGCCGTTGGATGCATAATAATCACCAAGGTTTAAAAATTCCTGTAATTTGCTCATTATATCATTCCTTTCATGTTGATAAGTACATGATACAGCGAGTAATTGTGAATTTCAGCCCCACATTTTTACACAATATACCTACCATGATTAAATTCTCTGTCATAACGACATCACCTCCTTACCACAAGTATAATCGGTATCATGGTAAGGAAGCTACTTTTTCCCATAAGCTCCAGCAAATAAAATAGTGATTGCCAGTTTTCGAACAAAATACTAAAAATCAAAGAATACACGGCAGATACTCTACCAATAGATTATCCAATTGGCATTTCCATGTGCGCAAATGATTCTAATTCCTACGGATATCCATTAGGATATTCAACAATTGTCACTATTAAATGTTCCTTAAATAGAAGCGTCCAATTTTATTCGACATATAATGGGAAAATTGGTGTCAGAATGGATACCACAAATGGTACATGGAGTGACTGGAAAACATTACTTTAAACATTCGAGCTTCACTATTACACATTTTTAGTCCATACACCTTTTTTCATATCGAGCAGCGGTGATACTTTTCACTAATTTTTGAATGCGATATATATTCCAATCCTATTTTTATTAGTACTTTTAAATAACCTTGTAGCAATTATTTGAGTTAATAATCCAGCCAAAGAATTCCTCCGTTGCTCGATATGAAAAAGATTGGGATAAAGATCATGTGATTTTATGATATTCATCATTTTAACTTAACAAATTTATTTTCAATTATTCCAGTGAGGCTAGCCCCAATAATAACAAAACTGTTGGCTTCTTGTAGATATGTTGCTTGAAAAGCAATAAAATACCCACTTCCAAAAGAAAAAGGATTGTCGGATGGTTCATAAAAGAATCCAATAATAGCTTTGTATGATTTTCCTTTTAATTCCGAAGAAAACGTATTTTCACCAGAGATCACCTTACAAAGACTTATTGAGCTTTCACTATTTAGTTGGTTGAGCGCACCCACAATTGTTTTATTGCTAGTCTGCAATTCCGAAATGGTAGCCTCATTTAGTTTCTTAGCTACCCACTTCCAGAAAGTACCAAAAAGGAGTTTTTTATTCTTTCCATCTGCAGAATCACGAACCATCACTTCGTCTGCGTCTACTGGTGTTGCTGTTTTTTCGGTGTAGTTGTTCCAATTGTTATTTGCCATAGTCTTATACCTCCGTTGAAATATGTTGTTTGATAAGTTGTTTCAATTCTTCTAGCTCCGCTTTCACGGAATCAAGCTCAGATTGTATATCTTTGACTTTCTCATGCTCGTTCTTCAACATGGCGAACATACAGGGAATCATAATACGGTAGTTCCAGTTCTCAGCACGTCCTTTTTCGTCATGGTCAACGGCAATCGGGAACCTGCGGTCAATATCCTCTGCAATGAACATTGGCATTTCTTTTCCACACCGTTCGTCTTGCTCCATAAGATATCCATCTTTGTATTTCGCCCAGATTACCTTGACTCTATATAGGTCTTCTAGTTCGTCTTCTTTTACTGTTTTCCCGAGTACTTTATAATGCATAGAGGATGATGCAATTGTTCCGACATCTCCATTTCCATTCTTTCCTAAGTTACTACCAGTTATAAGCTTAGGCATTTCTGGCACATTGAGAGTCAGAGAACTGCTTCCGGTTGTCTCAACTTTCATTCTGGATACAGTCTTCAGAAGAAGACCAGCTTGTTTACTCTCCAAAACAGTCCAATATCCATCAGAGTATTGCGCGGACAAATCGAGAAGCCCATGAACAAGGGGTGAATCGTAACCAGCCGTAGCTACTGATTCGTTTATCTGGAACCACTCTTTTCCCTTGAAGTTTTTAAACCCAACCGAGTTATCTATTTGAGTTATTATATTTCCATTCGCGTCATACACCTCAAAGGTGCCATATCCATTATTCGGACCGCCAAGCTTCAATGTTCCGCCTTTTGCATAGGTGAACGAAAAATATAACTGGTTGCCCTCTTTATAAACTCCTTTCACGGAACCATTATTTGTAAGAAGATTAAATATCTCTTCATGGGTAAGTGCGTCCACATCTATCACCACAGGGACAGATTGCATATCCAGCTGATTTGTAGTTCCATCTGCTGCATACAGGATAAATCTAACAGACACAATGCTTCTATCCAGTGAGCTAACAGTATAACTTTTACTCGGCTCATTTACAGTTGAAACCAATACGTTTGTAAATGTAGAGCCATCCATGGAAGTCTGCACATACCATCTACCAGAATATGCCGTTCTTGTAGCACTGTCACCATCTCGATAATAAGCTTTTGCCGTAATTGTACTTGGTACAACCTTGTCATTCTGACCTCGTTTTAGGATATTAGATGAAAGCTCGATAAAATATGTCCTGCCAGGTACACCTTGTTCTCCTTTATCGCCCTGTTCACCTTTTATCTTCGTCCAGCTATATTTTGTCGGGTCAATGGAATCATCCGGCGTGTCGTAATCAGTATATTGGCCAATATACTGCTTTCCGGCACTGACAACTACATCAAAGCCAGTTTTTCCGTCCGCACTATTCGCATAAGCTATGTGGAAATATGGCGTCTTTCCGTCCGCACCTGCTTTTCCAGGGATACCTTGTGCGCCATTCGCGCCTTTTACAAGTGTCCACGCGTAATCATCTGGATTAGTACTATCTTGCTCGGTAAAATCCGCATACATACCGATATACTCACGATTACTGTCCGACACAGAGAAATCTGTTTTTCCATCAGCACTGTTTGCATAGGCTAAGTGTGTTCGCTGGGATAATCCATTAGAACCTTGGTATCTGCTCCAAGTGTAATCTGATGGGTTATTACTTCCCACTTCTGCTCCAGATTTTAAAAATCCAATATAGGGAATTTCTTCAAGTGAAATGCAAATAGCGTTCCCATCTGTATCACAAATAACATTCCCATCGGAATCAAGCCAAAGTACATATTGAGGATTATCCGTCATGTCCTCGCCATTCGGCATAGAAGAGTATCGTATTGATGGGGATACGCCTGGAATACCCTGATCTCCTTTCGGTCCCTGGAGGCCGTCAACGCCATCTTTGCCGGCGTAAATTTTAGCCAGCGAAAATCTCTTAACTACTGATAGAACGCTGATATATGTTGCTTTAATATCTACCCATCCATCGTCAGCGGATAATGCTGTTACCGTGTATGTCTTAGTTGAATTGTCCCAGGATCCTGTTACGCTATCTGATTTGATAATTGTAAACTTACAATCAGATGTAATATCCTGTGTTCCGTACATTACGACCGCCTGTGTACTCACGTTACTAGGAAACGTTCCATAATTTCCATCAGAATCAACAGAAACGCCTTGGTATTCGTTGCTCAACTGCAATGTCATATTCTTTGCAAGAGCAGCTGCTTCCTGCGCGGATTTAGCTGCCGCTAAAGCATCCTCGGAATCCTGTAATGCTTTTGTTACGTCCGTGTCTTTTAATCTTTCCCAGTAATACCCTTTTCCATCATTGCGGAATCTGTAAGCATGGCTGTCTCCATCATAATACAGATCACCTACATGCTTACTCATTTCTGTATCAGTTAGCCACTCGTTTGCCGGGTAATTGCTAAGTGTAGGTGCAGGAGTCCCGGTCCAGGTATTGATATTTCCGTCAATCTGACCTTGCATACTGTTTAACAGTCCGTCCAAAGGTGATGCACCGATTCGCACGGATGCGCCGTCAATTACAATCTGGTTATTATCAATATCGGCTGAAAAGATAATCTTTCCGTTTGTGTCACGCACGACTAACGCGCCGGCATTAATATAACTTGCATTGATTCCCTCTGCATACAGAAGCCTTGCAATAAGTTCTCCATTAATATTTAATCCATAAGGATATGTCTTTCCTCCATCCATGGAAATGCCGATTGCTTCTGCCGTAAACTTCCATACAATATCAGATTCTTCCAGTGTAGGCTTATTGTGCGCATAATAGATATTGCTACCATCATCCTGTGGCTCTACAGTCATGTATAAACCACCAGAAGTTTTAAGCGTATTATTAAGCCTTTCAACGGCTTTTTCGCGCTCTGTGCGTTCATCCTTAACAAGTTGTCTTGCTTCTACCAGTGCTTTTGTAGCTGCTGACATATATGTACTGCTATTTCGGACAGGATCATCTGCCTGAGTTTTTACAGTGGTAATGCCATTTAACGGAGATGATACATCAGTGATTGGCGTAAGATATTTATTGCCATTTCGATCAAAACTGTACGCCATGTCACCAAACTCTAACAGAGGATTATAAATCAGATCCCCTTGCAGATTTCGGAATTTAGCCCCGACCAAATTACCGCCAATCCATGCCGCTACAGTTCCGAGGTCACTGTCAGACAGAAGATTGTTTTCTAACTCCAACACATATCCAGCAGTTCCAAACAGGGATTCCGATTCTTTGTTTTTTACTCTGATACCAGTAATTACAATATCATCACTGGAAAGTGTAGGACTACTCACGTAATCCTCTAATTTAAACGGAACTAAGGAACCGTTTTCGACAGCTCCAAAATTCCATTTTATAAACTGCAAATAACCTCTGTTGTCAATTCTGGCGTTTGCTGTCTCTAGCATTGCCGCCAATCCGATCAATTGGCGGAATGTCATATTATCTGGGAGCGCTGTGACAATTACATTTCCATGTGCCATAGAGGAAAACCCCATAGGGATATTCAAACTCTCGCAAGCGTCTCTTACCAGCGCCATAATCGGCTGTGGAAGCGTCAGAGCACTATAATATTTAGCATTGGTTTTATACATGTCATCCAGCGCCGTAAAGCTCAATATTTCGCCGTATTGCTCTGGAGTGGTAATTGTATAGATACCCTTATCAATCGTCTCGTATCGGTCTTCTGAGGCGGCTCTGGAAAGGACTATGCTGTTTCCATCAGTATCGAGAATTGGCTCATAAAAATCATTCATCCAAATTGATTCACTAGCTGATTCTACAACAGAAGTCTGAAGCTTCAAATAGGCATGCACTTTAGCTTGATAGAAATTATAATTTTTCCACTGATCCTCTGTGTTATCAAGTTCAAGTCTCATCGTTTTGCAGACTGTAGCGCCGACCGGGAAGCTGCTACTCTCCGCACAATCGGAAAAGTCATTGTTGCCGATCATAATCTCGTTTTCAAGTGTCTTTGTTGTTCCGTCAGCAAAGGTGATCTCCACGATTTCAATTACTTGCTCACCATCCTGCAATTTTTCTTTGAAAGTATTTGATGCATTAATCAAGTGGATTCACCCCCTGCATATTAAATGATATTTCGGAATAGTATTCCCCAACTTGTTTTATGTTGTAATTCATTTTTCCCACGTAAAACTTTTCTGAACGCCATTCATTTTTGTGTGCTAACCAGTGATGTAAAATGAACGGCTTTCCTTTAATAATTGCATTTACCAGATTAGTTGATTTCTCATCAACCGGCACATTAGTGGCTTTATAGCTATATTGCATAACTGTAAAAAGCGGAGTTATTAGTGCAACTCCTTTTTGAGTTCGATTACTTCCCTCTGAATATGTGGTCTCAAAGTTACACTGCATGTCCTCATCTGGCTGAGGGATGAGAAGTCCATTTATCTTGTATCTATCAGTTATTGATTTACTTATTGAAAATGCCACATTCTCACCCCCTATGCCAATTCAAACGGATTTGTGCCGCTTGCGTCACGTCTTAACTTTGCTTCGTCAATCATCTCATCAAATATCGTTCTGCGGTTCAATTGCGCTGTAAATCGGAAGTTACCACTGCTGCCCTGCTGATGCCTTGCAAATGCATCATCAATAATTTCTCGGATAACACCTTCCGGTGCTTCCAGGTTGCGCCCATTCTTCTGATCTCCAAGCACTGCAAGGAACTCTGATCTTGGCGGAATAACGGCACCTTTTGCAAGATATGGAATTGTAGGAACTCTTGGGAAATTAGCTGTAAATCCAATTGTCCTCGAACCAAAAGGAGTTGGAACCTTCCACGGTCCAAATGTAAATGCTGATTCAATGCCGCTGATTGCACTGTTTACAGTTCCAATAGCTCCATTTGCAATTCCAATTACCTTATTTAAAATATCTCGAATGGTTGTCTTTATCCCCTCAAAAGCTTCAACAACCTTGTTCTTTGCAGCTGTAAATTTATCTACAATTGCATTATGGATAGCTTCTACTTTTGTGCTCACAAAAGTTGTAACACTACTCCAAATATTTTGAGTTTTATTTTTAACAGATTCCCAAATATTTGATATTTTTGTCCTTAAATTCGCAAGTAAATTGGAAGCATCCCTAACTAAACCTCTAGTTTTTTCTACAACCCAATCTTTTAACTTTGTTGCCGCATCACAAATTTTGTCCCAGTTTTTATAAAGCAATACTCCGACTGCAATAGCCGCAGAAATAGCAATTGCGAATATTCCTCCAGGCCCAAGGGTTGCCACAAGAGTTTTTATTCCACTCATAATTCCGCCGGCACCAGTGATTAATGTAATTACGTTTTTCCCAATTCCGATAATTTTGCTTACTGCCCCAACTATTGTTGTTGCCAACCCAACTATTTTCGAGGCAGCAAAAGCACCAAGTAGTACGGCGCCAAAAGTTTCTACAATACCTTGATGTTTTGATAAAAAATCTAACAATCCAGATACAGCATTGATTACTGTGGGAAGACCTGTCTCAATAATCCATTGGAGAACTGGTAATATTATATTTGCGTAAAGCCGCTCGAGCGTACCTCCTATAGTTTTTATTATTGGAGCAAACGTTCCAGTCAAATTACTGATAGATTGTAATAATGGGTAAAAATTAAGATTCTGTGCCCATCTTGCAGTATCGTTTGCAATATTGTTGATAAAAGTTAATATAGCCTGTAATGCATTTGCTATATTCTGAATAATCGTTGTTCCAACTTCATTTTTTTTCCAAGCATCGTCCAAACGGCTTGCAATATTTCCGATTGTAATAAGTACATTTTGTGCAATCTGGAGCATTGTATTTAAAATAGTGGTTCCTGTACCGTTAGTCCACACACTTGCAATACTTCCACCTACGTCCTTTGCGAGCTTTCCAAGGCTTGAAAAAGAATATGTAGCTGCATCAACAGTATTTTTCCCTTCGCTTTTCCAGGCATCTTGAAATGGTTTCCATATTTTTTTTAATAAATCAGCTAGTTTTTTTGCAGATTCACTAATCTTATCAAGAGCATTTTCACCATCTGCCAATTTTCCATAATCCACTGTTCCTACGTTGGCTTTTGGAATGTTATCAAGACCATTTTTAGATCCGCCAGAACCAGATGGAGATGATGATACACTGTCGTTTGATGTGGCTTTATGAATTTCATCCAAAGTTGAAAGATAATCCTCAGAAGCCTTTTGAGCTTTTTTTGTTTCTTTCGCAGTCTCTTTTGTAGCATCTGCCAAATCTTCTGCATTATCAGCAGCCGTTCCATATCCCTCCGCTGTCTCCGCTATATTTGCTCCTGCAATTCCTGCACTAGCAGATCCTGTTGCTCCAGATGATTTTTTACCAGTAATTAATTCCGTGAAAGACTTAAACGCATTGGCTAAAGTTTCCAATTTAGCCAACAATGTATTGATAACCTTTAATACAGGCGAAAAAAGATTAATAAGTCCTTGTCCGATTGTTGCTTTTAAAGATTGTAACTGCAACTGCATAACTCTTACCTGATTCGCCCATGAATCAGATGTGCGGATAAAGTCTCCTGATGCCGCAGATAACTGATCTTGTACAAATTTGAGTCGGAGAGCTACTTTCTCCTGCTCGGTCATAGCAGATGTAGTTTTGCCGTAGCCATTTGCCAGTGCGTACTGATCAAGTGCCGTCTGGGTCATTACCACGCCGAGGTCCTTGAGCGTTTCCGTTTCACCCGTAAACACTGATTTCAGCTTAATGTAAGCCAAGTCCTGACTGATGTTGTAGAATGATGCCACGTCACCGGTCAGCTGTGTCAGAGCCGTTGACATATCATAAGCCTGTGCTTCTGAAAATCCAAACGACTTAGACATTGCTCCGAACGTGCCGACATACCGCTTTGCCATAGTCTCCGATAGTCTGGCAGAGGTCATGGCATTCTTTGCGAATTCATTAACCTTATCCGACATGGTGGTAAATGTAACATCGACCACATTCTGAACTTCTGCGAGGTCGGAGCCTAGCTCAATACACTCTTTTCCAAACTGCACCAACTTACCAACAGCAAAAGCCCCGCCAATTAACAGACCGATTTTTTTTACAGCACTACCAAGGCTGTTAAATGACTGTTTAATCCTTGATACTCCATTATCAATTCCAGATGTATCAAGCTTAGTATCAATAATAATTGAGCCATCAGCAGCCATGTGTTCACCTCCTAACTATTTGAGGTTCAACATCTCATTCAGCTTATCTTTATAAGCTTGCTCATCGTCGCTGAGACGTGTCTTTATATCAATAATATTTTTGTTTTCCTGATAGAATTTCTTTTCCCATTTATCCAGACGTTCGCCCTTCGCCTTTTTAGAGCGGATTCCAACAACTGTGTTGAACAGGCACTCACCGGATTCCATGAAATATCCAAAAAATGTCCACCAGTGTATATACGGAATGGCTCTGATTTCTTTTCCGGCAACTTTATTTACAGCCGGTACAATCATATCTCCGTCCTGTTCCCAGTCCATCAAACGGGGCTTTGGTTTGTTCGGGTTGTCATCAGTCTGTCCACAGTCAATAAATTCACACGCTTTCTGACAGGCTTCAGATAAATGTTCCGGCGGTATGCTCTGCCAATCCTCGAACAGAACCTGTATCATAACAATTGACTTCGCCTGTTCGTCTAACTCTGGATCATTCCACGCAATGAGAATATCAATGATTGCTCGAAAATCCGTTCTAATAGAAAAATCCACCCCACTTATGTTTAGTGAGGTGGGAAGCTCATAGGCGGTCATTTTGTATACTTCTCCGTATACTTATTGACTGCTATCTGCATTTTCTTTTTCCTCTTTTCGATTTCCGGTGCGATTGCTCCTGCGATTTTATCCAGAACAATATAAGCAAATACCTGACCATTACCGAATACAGTTGTTGCGGTAATTGGTTTCTTGAACAGATCTTTGGATGCCTCATATCCAAGTAAATAATTGATTTTATCCTCGATCTGTTTATTCAGTTCTGCCATTTCTTTACCAGATGTGACTTTCTGAACAGAATCCTTGAACTGTTCAAAGCATTCCTCCAATTCTTCCGCGCGTGCTGCCACATTGATATCTGTCGGGTTCAGTTTGAAAGAAGAAAAAACTTCGTCTTCGTTGTTGGTAAATGTAAAAATGAGAACTCCATCATCAATTTTGGTATTAATTACTTTTGCCATTTAGCATGTCCTCCTTGTATATGTGCTTATTCGCTGTCAGCTGTGAATGTACCGGAACTGATATCAAATTTTCCTTTTACACGCTCACCAACGTAGTTCACAGTAAACGGAATCTGATAGCCGGATGTATCACCGCCATAGGAAGTCGGTACAACGTAGCAATCCTGCTGGTATGCTTCATACTTGCCTGCCGTGGCTTCTGTCCAAAGGTGGACCTCAACTGCTTTTGTTTTGAGGTTATCGTCTTTGAGACGTCCGTCTACAATCTTCTGCAATGCTGCAAACAGATCAGAAGTAGTGTCTGCATAAAACGGATCAGCGTCAGAAGAAACTTCGTAGCCGTTATGCTTGAATGTGGATTCTCCAAGAATATTTTTAGATGTTTCGGTATCTGGATTGAGTTCGACATTGTACTCTTCCAGATCTTTTCCAAGACGCTCATATTTTGGTGTCAGCCCTCTACAAAGAGAGCCGGCATCAATGTAATGAGCCATATATTTACGGTCAATTTTTCCTGTAACTGCCATAGAAATGTCCTTTCTGCCTATAACTTTTAAAAGGCTGTGTAGGTTAGCGACTATCTCCGATTGATAGCCGGTTAGTTGTTATATTTAAGTGGTGCAATCACCATTTTTCCCAGTCATATTCGTATTTTACTGTGATTGGAAGCAACCAGTCCTGTACACCGTTCTCCTGTGGCTCTGTACCGTAGGAATTATCCCTTGTGATACGTTTTATCACCCTTCCTCTTGAAAGCTCTGGAAACGCGGATAAGCGCGTCTCAGTGCCATCTACTGTGACTGGTTCACGGCAAATCCACTTTCCAAGGTTATCAAGGAACTTCTGAACAGAGAGCTTCTGGCGCTCCTTTTCGGAAGCTGTGCGATATACCACGATAAATGGATACTGGCACACCTGGTGCATTGTTCCGCATACATCCTCTTTTTCTGAATAGATCAGCGCCCCGTTGTCTGCCGAGAACGCAATTCCGGACTCCTTGCCAAGTTCCTCAAACTTGATTGTTTCATTTTCATATAGTCCCGGATACTGGTTCAGAAGTGCTTTCATGGCATCTGTCAGAATCTCGTATCCGGTTGCATCTTTTCCGATAGGTTTATCCGCCATGTCTGCCACCTCCTGCCTGTGCTTTTACTTTGCGAATCCATGTGCTACCGTATTGTCGTTTAGCGGCATCGAACCACTTTGCTTGTGCCTGTGGGTGAATTTGTTTGGTGTATTCAAGATTTTCCTTTGCGGCTGTCTGACCAGAAAACTGACTAACAAGAACTTTCTTTGCTCCACGTCTTGCGTAGGGACTTCCAGTTGCTTCATCAACCATTCCTTTCCCCTCGTACAGAAAACGCCCATAAGGAGCCGCCGCCGCGCATACTTTCCCAGTTCCTTGCAAAGATGTACTCTCAACTCTTGTCCGATTGATAAAATTTCCGGTAATCATTGGCATAAATGGAACCATGCTGTCCATAACCATTCCGTCAAGGAGATACTGGGCTTCTTGATACTGTCTGGAAAACCTGTCCATATTCAGCTTGATTTTCATATCTCCATCGACTATGGAGAATCCTTTGAAATGATGAATCTTACTCATATTACTTACCCAGAATCTCAAAATGTGGAATCAGCGTATACGGACCGCCAACACTGGTAATCTTAAACACGTTATCTCTGTTCTCATTCATGTACTGATAGAATCCATTCCGATAATCGCTATCGGTTACCGTTCCGCCAATCCACTCACCCTCCCAGAAGAATGATTCATCCGAGAATGTAATAGTGTCCTCCAGAGCGTTGTTAATCTGCTGTTTCCACTCTTTAGGTGGCATCCATGGAAGAATCTTGCTGTCTTTATCAGTAATGGTTATATCGCCATTCTGGGCGGTATAGCGTACGTGTAACTGTGCGTTGTCTGTTGCGTCTGGTCCGTACTTCTTAAGGATTGCTCCTTTGTCCGTAATGAGGTCAACGCCGGATAAAACATGAGGATACCAGTACACATCTCCTGTCGTGGCTGATTCATAATAATCAAAAATCGTCACAGTTTTGCTATACATGATACCCTCTCCTTAATTATTCTTTCTGCACTGTCTGCTTAATAACCTGATTCACACCAGTAGCCGACAATCCGTTAAACATACCGACTGCAACCGCCGTGATATAGTCCGATGCCGGGAAATCCGGGATAACTCCCATTCCGACAGCTCCAAGAATCCCACCAATAACCGCCATGATTACTGGAATCCATTCATCAGAGATTCTTTTTGATGCTTTACAGCCCATTCCTACGATGTAGCAAATCATAACGATTGCGATACATGAGCCTAATGTTGAAATGTCCATTATTCAGATACCTCCTTAAATTCTTCTTCAAACTCATCCTTTGTCATTGTATCGAAATATCCTTCTTCATCACACAAGACGTAATCCCCAGGCTCTACGAGTACCGAATCAGCCATTTCGCCATCTCTAAATGGAGCAGGATATGCGGAAATCTCAATGTTAGGTGGGTTAAATTTGTTATTAATTTTTACCGAATTGCCAACAAATTTTTCAATTTGAGCTATACCTTTTAGGAGTGGCAAAACACTGAATAGCTTCAATTATAGTCGGTTTTATTCGTACATATTTCATACTCACACTCCCGCATACAATATTGGTATTCCATCATCCGTCCTTACTCCCATCAGAAGCGGTAAAGCTGTCTTTAAGAGTAAGTCGTTCGTTTTCTGTACATCTCCGACGGCGGCATATACCGCGCTCCATTCTTTTGCACTCGCCCCAATCTGTTGAGGTGTTGCGTAAGAGATGGATTCACTGCCAGAAGATACAGATGTTACAATGCCTGTTGAGATGTTCCCGACATTTATGTCGGTTACATTTGCCGATGCCTGATTGATAGCATTCTTTTCAGCAAGCTCAATCTGATACATTAATTCAGCCAATGAACAGACCGCCTTTTTGATACGCTTCTGAGAGTGTTCGTTTGTTGGCAGCCCGTCCACCAGCCTGTCAAATGTCATTGTGTCCACAAAATCACTAGCTCTTTCTGCCAGTCGTGGAAAGTCGGCTTCTGGCACGACATTGCCGAATGATTCTGTATAGAATTTATAATCTGCATAAGCCATGCCAGTTACCTCCCACGATCATCATTTTGCTGTTACAGTCGCATGTCCGGCACTCAACGCCTTATAGGTACTGTCACACTCAACCACTGTGATCATCTGCCCTGTTGCTGCGGTAATGTCAGCTTCTCCATCCCACGCAGTCCAGTTCTTCACATTCTGGCCATAATCTACAGTAGTCTCAGAAGATGCAACTTTGTACTTATATGCATTTCCTGCGCTTGCTTTTGTCGGAGTAACAGTCACTTTAGTATCTCCGCTCTTACTTCCTGCCGCAGAATTTACAGTCAGAGTTCCAAGTGTCTGAGTTGCATTGATAGTTCCGACAGCAATAGCGTCAATATACTCTGCAAAGAGGGTAAGCCCCATGATCGCAAATGCTTCAGACACTGCTGTGTGGTAGTTGCCCTGCGTATGAAATCCGATCAGATTTGTTTCACCGGATACAGTGTATACAAGACCTGCTCTCGCAAAGTCAGATTCATTCGGGTCAACATAGTAAAGAACGATGTTCTCCACAGGTGTAGCAATAACTGTTCCTCTTGGGATCTCACTGTCGGATAACAGGAAGATTGTGTTAAATCCCAGGAAATCTTTCATATACTGGAAACCGAACTGGTTCTGAATAGTGATATCAGCTGCGCCGATATATTCGTACACATCCAGAATGTTGACAAATCCAACAACGCCAGTCACATTTCTGTGCATCTGCTTAAATTTGTTTTCTACACGGCCCTTGGCCATTGCCAGAGCCATCTGGAAAGTAGTTTCCGTGAATGAGAGAGTACCTGTTTTCAGATAGTTATAAAATCTTTCAGTAACATTGGTCTGAAGCTGGAAAAGGAATTCATCATCAGTCATCTGAACAGCGTTCTCATAACCGTGATCCTTGATTGCTTCGATAGATACAGCCTTTGCGTATTTCTCAATACTCATTTCTGCATAAGGCTTTTCTTTTACAGTGAATTTGCTGTAAGGGATTTCCTCGCCCTCTTTAACATTTCCATCCTGTAATGTGCCTTCTGCATATTTTGATTTAAGAACCGCTCCGGGTGTCTTTTTGATTGGACGCATGATGCCAAGAATCTCGCGCAAGTGTTCCCAGTTTTTTTCGAATCTGGTGACGAAGTCAATCTCACGCGCCCTTACCTGAATATCATTTGTCATAATAAGATTAGCTTTTGCTGCCATATAAAAAATCCTTTCTACCCATAATTATTAAGGTATTGGGTTAGCGGCTATACTCTAGCGTATAGTCGGTGTAAAAATCACTGGAATAACTGGATGTTCTGGGCGATCGCCGCCTGCCTTTCGGATGGGTCTTTGATTGCTTCAATATCCTTCTTTGTCATGCTTCCTGGTGTCTGCTGCTGCCCAACATGTGTTGTAAATCTTGCCTGGTTCTGCTGAGCCTGCTGCTGAGATTCATCCACGAAAGCGGATGCGTCAGACTGTTTCATCTGCTCAATCAGATCATTCAGCCCAAGGATTTTACCGTTTTTCAGTTTCAATCCGGCTTCTTTAATGTCTGCCATGACTGATTTCTTAGCTGCTTCGCTGGAAAACTTAACATCGTCGAGTGCCGCTTTCAGAGCGTCTGAGAAATCACGGTCGTAGATTTTTGCATTGAATTCTTTCTCTGCATCCTCGGCTTTTTTCTTCCATTCAGCAAGCTCTGTCTGAATGTTCGCCGGGTCGATACCGTCAAAGCCTTTTAAGGTTTCTTCTGCTGTCTCAGCACGTTCTTTCCAGTTATCTCGTTCTCCCTCAACTTTTGACAGAGTTTTTGCAACTTCTTTTGCATTCTTGTAATTCTCAGAAAGTGCCTTTTTCACATCTGCCTGTTTATCCTCCGGGATTTCAATTCCAAATGATTTTAATGTGTCAATAAGTTTCTGCATATATATCCTCCTGGTCGTGTTTATTGACCTGCCGCCGCAGGTAAATGGATTAAGCCAGTTAGACCACTGGCAAGGTAATGGGAAAGATAGGAATTGAACCTATAATGTTTACCACGAGGGAACGGTTTTACAGACCGCCGCAACACCGCCAATCGTTGCCGCTTTCCCAGAAGACACCTTTTCGGGACTATTTGGATTAAATTCCAGTCCACAGGATAAGGATAAACCTATAATCGGAATGGCAGGATTCGAACCTGCGACGTCAAGAGCTATGCGCTCTCCGCTCTTTCCAGCTGAGCTACATTCCATTATGCTTTTCGGTCCGGACACCAGATAGCAGGATAAGCAATAACCTTTTCTCATGAGATAAATTCAGCCAAATCATAGACTGCCTGCAAGCAAACAGCATAATTTTAACCGAATCAAAGCGGAACGCCCGGAATCGAACCGGAGACCAGAGCGCGACTCTGTCAGTTTTCCACTAGCGTACATTCCACATAACCCGGATTCCCGGGTTAGCAAGGTGTTTAACGTGTTATGCTTACCACTATCCGACTTTCACGGAAATGTTGATTCATTTATAAGGAGGTGTTACCAGTCAGTCAAGCTGACTAATGAATATGTCGGAAATTGCACCCGCTTTTCAACCTCCAGATTCCGCTCAAATCTGTTTCTATTAAGGACATATTCACAAAGAAAGGAGGACATGAAACGAAAAAGAAAGCAAAAACTTCTAATCAGCAAGTCCTACAAGGTTCACCATGCCTTGTAAGACTATAGTATCATATTCTTTCAAAAAAGTTGTCCCCACATTTGCAAGAATCAAAGCATACTTCTAAGTTTTTCGACGTATCTTTTAACAAGATCACGTTCTTCTCGACATTCTGCGTCCTTGGATATATCGCTCAATTCCGTGGTAAGCTCATCCATGTGTTCTTCCAGTGCAGCAAGCATTTTTCTTTTGCAGTCTTCAGACTTCCCGGAGCGATAGCTCTGCTTCTGTGTCATGTAGTCATCGTAAGTGTCTCGCCCATCAGAGCGGCTGTAATGCTCTCTGACATAATGTTCACCACGTCTGGCATAAGAATTGCCCCGGTCGTAATCTGGCATCATTCTGCCGTCACTTGAGCTGTATCTCCCCATGCTGTCATGTTTTCTTCCACGCTCGCTGTAATCGTCATTGTATCCGCTACGCATCTCATCAAGGACAGTGTTGTAATACTCCACTTTCTTGTCCCAGTACTGTGTGTTCTTTATATCTTTGTACATATCAATCAGCTTGTATGTCATTTCCAGATTTCCAGTAGTCAACCCACTGTCAGCGATTTTGGACAGTTCGTCTTCAATTCTTGCACATAAGTCTTTAATGTCTCTCATAATCACACCTCCTATGCTTCTCTGGTCACGACAATATTTGCGTTCGCAACAGAAATTGCCTGATCGCTTGTATTCTCTACTGCGATATTAACGCAACATCCGCGAGGTACATCAATATAGATGCCAGAGGACACATTGTTATACTGGTCTACTGCTGCCGGTGTGGAAATCATCTGAGAAGAAAGAACCGGTTCGCCAGAGATTGCAATAGCCAGAGAAATAGCTTCAACAGTACCGCCTGTTGGAATTGCGATATTACCAGAAAAATCCACAAAGAATCTCGCTTTGCACTGATTAGTCAGTCCTCTTAGAGTTATAATTCCACTTCCCTCTCTGTGCTGAATACAGTTAGAACCTTTGACTGCTGTGTTTGAAAATACTACGTTTCCATTTGCTGCTACAGTCTGAGCAGCTACATTTGTAAATTCTGCCATAATTTTTACCCCTTTCATATCACAAAAGGACAGGTCTCAGCCTGCCCTCTGTGTAATACGGCATAAGCCGACATCCGAATCAATCGAAAGATACTCTCGATATGAAGTTATCAGCAATTACATCCAGTGTTGCATCCACATCCGTAATATGTGTTTGGGTTAGGAACCTGATATGCCGGAATCGGTGCCGGATTAATTGCGTTAATGAGCTGCTGTGTCTGTGAAGCCATTGCGGTTGTGAGCAACGCACTCTGGCGATCCTGAGAAGCGGCGCGTCTGAGGTCATTGTTTTCAGCCTGGAGATTGGATATCTTCTCGTTGCACAGGTAATCAAGGATTGCTCTTGTTCCTGCATTCTGACTGTCAATAATGTCTCTTGTGTTACTGTTCATGGTGTTCTGCAATGCACAGGTATTCTGTGCCATATTGTAGTTCACGCCCTGGATCGCTTCTCTGGTTTCACAGCAGCAGTTTGCAAGCTGTGCCTGGAGCGCGTTTGTATTCTGCATATTAGCTACAGTATCGGCATTGATAGCCTGCTGGATGCCAAAGCCGGTCTGCATGATGTTTGTATTGATTCCATTGAATCCGGTAAGCATACCATTGTTCATGGCGTAGAAGCCATCACAGAGGCCACTGTTGATTCCGTCAAGTTTGCTGATTACTGCGGAATTATCAAATCCTCTCTGAATATCTGCCTGAGTAGCTGCTGTGGCTACATATCCGCCGCCGTTTCCATTATTGCCCCAGCCGTTGTTTCCCCATCCGCAAAATGCGAACAAGAAAAGCACGATAAGCCACCATGCGCCATCTCCGCCAAACATTCCATCATTTCTGTTGTTCCCGGTCAAAAGAGCAACGTCTGATGCTGTTAAATTTCCATCCATAATATAATCTCCTTTTTTGTGTATTTACATCAATCTGGCCAGATTGTAATGTACTATTTCATTCCTTTCAACATGTGCTGAAATTGCAGATCGGAAGAGCGTCGTGTAGGGAAAGAGTGGAGATCTCGGT